CAAAAAACCTCTGATCAAATTCAGCGCGCGCGATGTCTCGCTGCGCCTTCAACTTTAGAATGCCGATGATAAATCTGTTGCCTTCAGGTGTTTTGGTGAGGGTTGGGTTGCCCTTGACGACAAAATCTAAGTCTTTGTCGGTCGGATTTACGCCCAGTTGCTTAACCCTAGGCAGAACAAGTTCATTAGAAAGCGCCAAGAAACCTTCTTTTTGGGCAACATCAATGTCTGAAAGATTTAATCTCCGGGCGAGCCGGGCTGCGGCTACTTCATACTCTGCGCCAAAACCTGTGTTGAGGCCGGAGTCGAGCAGGCGCTCCATCTCCGTCAAAGTCCCTAAAGTCGTCCTCGCTGTGCCTGCGGCTTCCGAGATTTTATCGCTGCTCTCCAAAATTCCCACTCCAATTTTTTCCTGCAACTTGCCGTCCAAATTGACGACGGTGCTTGGAGAGGTGAACGGCTCAACGACTGAACCACGGGCTTGCTCTGCTGCAATTTGCGTTTCGCTCATGACGCGGCTCTGTCCGTTAACGACGACATTTCTGTAATTCGGCTTGCGGTACTTATACTGCTCCGCCAACACATTGCCGGCCATCGTTATGGCGCTTTTGGGGTCATACTGAGCGACTGCGCTGATGAACGGCCGGACAGCGGCTGGCACGGGCTGCAAAGCGGATGGCACGGTTGTTTGCTGCCGCGCGACCGGCAACGCTTGATCCATGTAACCCTGCTCATATGCGTCATAGTCGCTGCCAAACGCGCCAGGGTCATCCATCTCTGGCCGCGCCATCATTGACGCGACAGTGCGGTTTGCGATGCCACGCGCCATCTGCTCGTTTACCGGCTGCGGTGCGAACATGTTGCGTATCGCCTTTTCGTCGCGCAGCTTCTTAGCCAGCGCGCCACGCTGAAGCGCGGCGTTCATCGAATTTTGATACACCGCCATTGGCCCTGCCAGATCAAGCGGGGGCGGCGTCGGCGATAGACGCGCTGCGCCACGATTTCCAATTTGAGCGCCGAGGTTGAATAGGCCCATCAGCGCCGCTTCGCGCTGGTCCGATGGGCTGAGGAGACCGCCTGCAATCAGGTCGTCATAAATCGCCATATTAAATAAGCCCGAATGCTTTAGAACCAAAATACGCCGCCTGGCCCAAGCCGGCGAGATTACCGATCGCGGATGCGGTTGGGTCACTGTAGACCGGCTGAGACTGCGTTCCGCCCATCGTACCGCCGCGCACGAAGGTCATGTAATTCGCCAGACGCTCGGTCGGCTCCGCCTGTAGGAAATTGAAGCGCTGGATGTCGTCAGCAAGCTCTTGCGCCGACTTCTCTTCACGCGCCAGACCAAAAGCCGCCAATTTGCTGATATCGTTGTAATCGGCGTCGGCTAGTGCGGGCGCGGCCATCGAGGCGCCAAAGCGGTTCTGATAATCCTGTTGCGCAAGATTGCCCAAGGCCTGCATCGCGCCAAGCTGGTTCTGCCGCTCGGTTGCAAAGTTCTGCGCGTAGACCGGCGCCAGAGCAGAAGTCATCGCGGCCATGTTAGCCCCGCTGCCCAGACGCCCTGCCCGGCTGAACTGGCCCTGTATTTGGTCAATCGCGGGCTGCAACGCGGCGCTCAGATAAGGATTACTGGCCGACAGAAAATCGCCGCGAGCGGTGGGAGCGTACATTTCCGCCGCCGGGTTTTGGAACCCACCACCCATCGCGGTGTTTACGAAATTCTGCGCGCCCGACAAAAGCGGGCTACCAGCCATCGCGCGCGTCTCACCGCGCGCCAGTGCCTCAGACGTAGCAGGGCTGAAATCGACATAGGTTTGGTCTGGGTAAAACTCACGCGGCGTGTTGAACAAATCTTCTGCGCGTTCCAGACCCCTCTTCAAAAACGGTTCCGCGTATGACGGTGGCCCACTGGTGGTCTGCGCGATTGAAGTCTGTTTACTCCCACCGCCGAATAGATCGCCCAAGAAACTCATATTAGATATCCTTCGTTAGCACGACGCTGGCCTCGGTGAAGCCGTCCAGCTTCCGCTGCCATCCGCGTCTGCCGATGATTGAAATGCGTCGAATGCCGCGCGCCTTCGCAGCGTGTTCAACGTCTCGCTCGATTTTGATCAGTTCGTCCAAGTCGCCACCGGCCAGCCAAAAATGAAGTTGGCGCCCGGTTGGCAGGTCGAGGTCTTGCGTGACGACCGCGCTTGCGTCGCCGACGTAAAGGTCCGCGTTGCGCGCCATCACCATGCGCATCACGTCGTTAAGGGTATGCGTGTCACCGCAGTGCCGCAGCGCCGCCCGTATGTGCGGAGCAGCCGCCTGCCAATCCGCGTGGAAATTACCCGATGACCACATAGTCAAAGCTGCGCGTTGTCGTGTCGCTCGAATGCGTGATCGTGAACGTAAACTTCGCGCGGGTTGAAACGTACATGCCCCCGGCCGCAAGTTCCGTCGCGCCAGCCGACGATGTCGGCATAAACAGCACCACAGTATCGGGGCCAACGCGGTAGTCCGTGACCGCCGTCGATGTCGCCGAGTTTGTCAGCGTGACTGAGCCGGTTGCGTTCAGCTTGCCGCCAAGCACGCCGTTGACGACGTCCGCGACCTCGCGCTTGGTGTGATCGGGCGCCAGCCCGCGGAAGTTAACCGTCGCCATTATCGCAGGCCGACCTGCTTGGCATCGACGTCGATGCCCTGCGCGATTTGCCACTCTCCCGTGATCGACATGCGCACCCGATGGAACGCGCCCAGCGAACGAACCGGGCAATAGCCGTCCGCGTTGATGCTGCTCGCCGACGTGAATGTCGGCACGTCGATCTGTCGCTGACGCGCGCCCACCGCAATCGACACCGTTGGCGACTGACCGCTTTTGCTTGTCATGTACGGGATCACGTTATTGACCAGCGCGCGGCGGCCTGGCGCAACAGAGAACTCACCCGTCTCAATCGTCGCGTCGAGGCAGTCGCCGGTGAAACTGTGTACCTTTTTGTCTTTTGCGCCGGCGAAGAAAAACGACCCACCCTTATAAATAGCGCTGTCCATACTCGCCGGCAGCGCGTCCACGCTCGACGAGATGTTGTCAAGCTGCTCCAACGTGTAGCCCGAAGTGAATAGCTGAGCGAGCGCCGTGCAGTCTGTTTCGATGTAAGACCAGCGATTGAGGTTGTAGTTGTAAACGAGAATTTCGTTGTTTTCGCCGCTGGCCGACGACGTGTTTGGGTAGGCCCAGATCACATTCTGGTTCACCGGATCAACCGCCGACACCATGTTGTCGCGATCCGCGACCTTGAAACGATCCAAGAACCAGCGGTTAATTTTTTCCGCGCCGATTGGAACAAGGTCCGTGCCGCGCAGCATGTAAAATCCGTCGTCGCTTAAAAAGAAAACCATCGCAGAACCGACCGACGCGACGCTGCCGGGAACTGAACAGCCGCGCTGATTGGTCAGGCGGTCAACCTGATAGATCAACGGCGCGCCGACAAAAGAGAGGCGCACGATAGCGCGGTCAAACAACGCGATGGCGTACTCGCCGCCAATCAGGCCTGTGCAATCGCCAGCGTCGGCGACGTCCTGATAATCGGAGAGGTCTGTTCCGGGCGTCCACGACGTTTGGTCGTTAATCCCGCTCCACCAGAGGCGGTAAGGTTTTTCGCCATCGGTTGTGTCGTTCGTGTAGCCGAGCATGACCTGATCACGCACAACTGCGATGAACTTTGCCTTCGGCGGCGTCCCCGAAAGGTCTGCGAACGCGGAGCCACTCGCGACAGTTCCGGTCTGGATGTTGTCGTCGTAGTTGGTGGCGAGCAGAGTTTCGCCGAACTGGACAAAGCGCCAGCGGTCGTCGCCCGCTGTCGAATAGCCGCCAACCTTGCTGAGATCAGTCAGCGAACTGTCAGCAGCATTCATCTTATACAGCTTGCCGCTGTCGCCTGCGTAAAGCGCAGCATTCCCACTGTCGTCTTTGCCGGCGAACATGCCCAGAATTTTATTTGTCGCGGCGCCAGAGAGTGCGGACAAGTCGTTGAAACAGCGATACCCGGTAGCCGCTGGAATGACGTTCTTCGCCTCCGTCGCGCCCGGATTATTTAGTGCGGGCTGGTCAGGTAAAAATTCACCAAAATTTATCACGCTGCCCGTCTCCATTCTTCACCGTCGCTGCTAACGACGGCCCAGACTTCGCCACCCGCGCTCACCGTTGACCACGTTTCGCCTTCTTCGGTTTCCGCTGTCCACGCTTCGCCAAGCCGTTCGTTGTCGGCTGTCGCGGTGACGACAGAGTTTGCTGTCCCCACTTGAGCGTAGGTCGCAAGCAAGTTGCCAGATGCAGTCGC